TTTTGGGGTGCAGATCATACTCGTTTTAGGTCTTTTTTAATTGAAGTATATGTTTCTTTGTTATGCCAACATGCAAAATAATTTTGAGAAGTAATAGTATAAATTAGATAAGCCAAATAAAGATAAAAACAGCTGATAAGTTTAATATTAAATAAAGGTATGGGATTTATATCTGTGGATACGTATTATGAATGGCGCACCCGAGAGGATTCGAACCTCTGACCGCTCGGTTCGTAGCCGAGTACTCTATCCAGCTGAGCTACGGGTGCGTATTTGAATTTTAACCGCATTTATCATTTTACCTTTTATTGTAGAGTTCAATAAAATGGCGCATCCGAGAGGATTCGAACCTCTGACCGCTCGGTTCGTAGCCGAGTACTCTATCCAGCTGAGCTACGGATGCGCTGAGTAAATGGCGGTGAGAGAGGGATTCGAACCCTCGATGGAGTTTTTGACCCCATACTCCCTTAGCAGGGGAGCGCCTTCAGCCTCTCGGCCATCTCACCACAATCAGTTTGTGGGCGGTATAATACGTTTTTCTAAAAATAAGTCAAACGATTTTTTATAAAATTCATTTGGTTGAATGAATTATCTACAAAACAGATATAAAATCTACAACATGAATCATTAGCTATTCAAGATCGCTCTTAAATTGGCAAAGCCAGTCTTTTCGATTTCCTTTTGTTCTTGTCCAGTTTGCTTAGATTTATCCTTTTCCCATAGAAGATCATCTTGAGGCAACTCAGATAAAAAGCGACTAGGTTCAGGTTTCAAAAACTCGCCAAATTGTTTCCGCTCTTTGCATAAAGAAAATGTGAGTGATTTTTGCGCTCGAGTAATGCCCACATAAGCTAAACGTCGTTCTTCCTCTACATTATCTTCCTCAATACTGGTTTGATGCGGCAAAATATTTTCTTCTATGCCAACTAGAAAAACATGTGGAAACTCCAAGCCTTTTGAGGCATGTAAGGTCATCAATTGAACTTGATCACTTTCCTCATCAGACTCATTCCGCTCTAACATATCTCGTAATGTCAGACGAGTGACAACCTGATTAAGCGTCATTGGCTCATTGAACTCATCGCCTTTCAGCATATCAGCAACCCATTCAAATAATGTCGCTACGTTTTTACTTTGCATCTCTGCGATTTTGGGGCTATTAGCATTTTCATATAAATATTCTTCATAATGTAATTGTGCCAACATCCTCTTAATTGCTCGCTCTGGTTCTGAGCGTTGTACTTCCTCATTAAGCTCTACAATCCAATGGGCAAAGTTTTGTAATGCATTATAGGATTTAGGATTAAGTTGCTGAATTAAGTTAAAATCAAAAATTGCCTCGAAAAGACTAATATGTTTTTCTTGCGCAAGATTTCCCACTTTCGCTAAGGTAACAGAGCCAATTTCGCGTTTTGGTGTATTGATAATGCGTAATAACGCTGCATCATCATCTTGATTAACCAGTACACGCAAATAAGCCATCATATCTTTAATTTCAACCCGAGAGAAAAAAGAGGTTCCACCTGAAATTTTATAGGGAATACGATTTTGCATGAGCACTTTTTCAAAAAGTCTTGATTGATGATTTCCTCGATACAAGATTGCATAATCACGATAATGGGTTTTCTGCATAAAACGGTGAGCAATTAATTCCCCTACTACCAGTTCCGCCTCATGTTCTTCATTTTTAGCTTCTAGGATTTGTAGCTTTTCCCCTTGCTCTAAATTGGAAAATAAGCGCTTTTCAAAAACATGATCATTATTAGCAATTAAAATATTGGCACAATGTAAAATCCGCTGGCTAGAACGATAGTTTTGTTCCAATTTGATTACTTTTAATTGAGGGAAATCGTTTTTTAAACGCGCCATATTTTGCGGTTGCGCACCTCGCCATGAGTAAATAGATTGATCATCATCGCCAACCACAGTAAAGCAAGCGCGCTGCCCAACTAATAATTTTATCAATTCATATTGACTCGTATTAGTATCTTGATATTCATCTACTAACAAATAACGAATTTTCTCTTGCCATTTCGACCGCACTTCTTGGTTTTGTATAAACAATAAGGTCGGCAGCATAATCAAATCGTCAAAGTCCAAAGCATTATAGGCACGAATTTGTTTGTTGTAGCGCTCATAACATTTAGCAAAAATTTGCTGTTTGTTATCTCTTGCTTGCATTAAGGCTTGTGGTGGAAGAATGAGATCATTTTTCCAGCGAGAAATGGCTGAAACAAGTTCTCGCAATAAATCTTTATCTTCTTTCAATAAATCAGCCGTAAGTTCTTTTAATAACGCCATTTGATCATGTTCATCAAATAAAGTCATATTGGCTTTAAAACCGAGATGTTTGTATTCTCGTTTAATGATGTCGAAACCTAAAGTATGAAAGGTGGAAACAATAAGCCCTTTAGTTTTTTCTTTACCAATTGAGTGGGCAACACGTTCTTTCATTTCTCTTGCTGCTTTATTGGTAAAAGTGACGGCTGCAATTTGTTTTGGTAAATAACCACAATGTTCAATTAGGTAGGCAATTTTATTAATAATGACCCTAGTTTTGCCAGAGCCAGCTCCAGCTAAAACTAAGCAGGCGCCTTGTGTATATTCAACGGCTTGTTGTTGTTGGATATTGAGTTTCATAAGATTTTTATATAAAAGTGCGGTTAAAATTATCGACAAAATTGAAGGGAATTGTATTGCTTTAAGCTACGCAAGTCTAAAGATTTATCTCATTCCTTGCTTAAAATAGGTACATTTTATCTTTGTTTTAATCTCTGTTGTGTAAATTCGCCTAGCTGAAAAATTTACTCTATAATGACCGCACTTTGTGTTATTTGAGATTATTCTATTATGGCTAAAATTGCTGAAAATCCCCTTGTTCTTGTGGACGGCTCTTCTTATTTATATCGTGCATTTCATGCATTTCCTCCGTTAACCAACTCTCTTGGCGAACCAACTGGCGCTATGTATGGCGTGTTGAATATGCTGAAAAGTTTAATTGCACAAGTTCAACCTACTCATATTGCCGTTGTATTTGATGCAAAAGGAAAAACATTCCGTGATGAAATGTTTGAGCAATATAAATCCCATCGTCCACCGATGCCAGATGATTTACGTCAACAAATTCAGCCATTGCATAATATTATCAAAGCATTAGGAATTCCTTTATTGTCTGTGGAAGGCGTTGAGGCTGATGATGTGATTGGAACCCTTGCCGTCCAAGCTTCTCAGCAAGGCAAAAAAGTCCTTATCAGTACCGGTGACAAGGATATGGCGCAATTAGTTGATGACAACATTATGCTGATCAATACCATGAATAACAGCTTGTTAGATCGAGAAGGTGTGGTTGAAAAATATGGTATTCCACCTGAGTTAATTATTGATTATTTAGCCTTAATGGGTGACAGCGCAGATAATATCCCAGGGGTTGCAGGTGTTGGCGAAAAAACAGCATTAGGCTTATTACAAGGCATAGGAAGCATGGCAGAAATTTATGCCAATCTAGAAAAAGTGGCTGAGTTGTCCATTCGAGGCGCAAAAAAATTAGGCGAGAAATTGTTAGCAGCTAAAGCTGATGCGGATTTATCCTATGTGTTAGCCACTATTAAAACTGATGTTGAGTTGGATATTACGCCTGATCAACTGGTGCTAGGGCAAAATAACCAAGATCAATTAATTGAATATTTTGCTCGTTATGAATTTAAGCGTTGGCTAAATGAAGTAATGAATGGCGAAAGTTCAGTGACAAATGCAACGGAACAAAACGTTAAACTAGATACTACTCAAGCTAGTCACAGTGCTGAGCCGAAAAGTGCGGTAAAAAATATCGTCAAAATTGACCGCACTTTATATGAAACAGTGGATACGCAAGAGAAGCTGAGTATTTGGCTCGAAAAACTTCAACAGGCAGAAATAATTGCTGTTGATACGGAAACTGATGCCTTAGATCCAATGCTTGCTAATCTTGTAGGCATTTCTTTTGCGCTTGCTAATGGTGAGGCTTGTTATATTCCTTTAGCGCATAAAGAAGCGGTCAAAGAAGTGACGCAAGCGGATTTATTTGCTGAGCCTGCGCAAAGTACCGAGCGTTTTGAGCTGATAGCAAATCAATTGAATAAAGATGATTGTTTAGCGCAATTAAAACCCCTATTAGAAAACCCTAGTATTCAAAAAATTGGGCAAAATATTAAATATGATTTAACGATTTTTGCGAATAATCATATCCAATTAAAAGGCGTTTGTTTTGATACTATGCTTCAATCTTATGTGCTTGATAGCACTGGGCGACATAATATGGACGCCTTATCAGAGCGTTATTTAGGACATAAAACCATTGAATTTGAAAGCATCGCAGGTAAAGGAAAAAATCAATTAACCTTTGATAAAATTGCCATTGCACAAGCAACAGAATATGCAGCCGAAGATGCGGATATTACGATGAAATTGCATCAAACCTTGTGGCACGAATTACAACAATCGCCAAGTTTGGTTAAGGTATTTAATGATATTGAGTTACCTTTGGTGCAAGTGCTGTCACAAATTGAACGTAATGGCGTCCTTATTGATAGCCAAGCCTTGCTAAAACAATCAGAAGAAATTGCAAAAAGATTGACCGCACTTGAACAACAAGTTCATCAAGAAGCTGGCGAAGAATTTAATTTAGCTTCAACCAAACAATTGCAAGAAATTCTCTTTACTAAGTTGGCGTTGCCGATTATAGCTAAAACGCCGAAAGGTGCGCCGTCAACTAATGAAGATGTACTAGAAACACTCGCACAACAAGGGCATATCGTACCTAAATTGCTGATGGAACATCGTGGATTAGCAAAATTAAAGTCAACTTATACGGATAAATTACCCGCAATGGTAAATCAGCATACAGGGCGAGTTCATACCTCTTATCATCAGGCTGTTACAGCGACGGGGCGTTTATCTTCTAGTGATCCGAATTTGCAGAATATTCCGATTAAAAATGAAGAAGGACGTCGTATCCGACAAGCCTTTATTGCGAGAAATGGTTATAAAATCATTGCCGCTGACTATTCGCAAATTGAGCTAAGAATTATGGCGCATTTATCGCAGGACAATGGCTTGATTACGGCTTTTAGTGAAGGAAAAGATATTCATCGCTCTACTGCTGCTGAGATTTTCGGCATTCCATTAGATGAAGTTACCAGCGAACAGCGCCGTAGTGCGAAAGCCATAAACTTTGGTCTTATTTATGGCATGAGCTCGTTTGGTTTATCTAACCAGCTTGGTATTAGCCGAGCTGATGCGCAGAAATATATGGATCTGTATTTCCAACGTTACCCAGGGGTACAAACCTTCATGACGGATATTCGTGAAAAAGCAAAAATGCAAGGCTATGTAGAAACATTATTTGGGCGCCGTTTATATTTACCTGAGATTAATTCATCCAATGCAATGCGTCGTAAAGGTGCTGAACGAGTCGCTATCAATGCTCCAATGCAGGGGACTGCTGCAGATATTATCAAACTAGCGATGATTGCCATTCATAATGAAATTAAAAATAACCATGATATTCAAATGATTATGCAAGTTCATGATGAATTGGTATTTGAAGTTAAGGAAGATAAAGTAGAGGAGTATTCCGTATTAATTAAGTCTTTAATGGAAAATGCCGCACAGTTATTAGTTCCATTGATTGTTGAAGCAGGGATAGGCAATAATTGGGACGAAGCACATTAATCATTGGTGTTTGGGTGATTGAGGCGATTGTCTGAATTTTAATCTCTCAATCGCCTTTTTATAGACTTTATTTCTATTATTCAATATAATTCACCGCCTATCCCCCCTTAGCTCAGTCGGTTAGAGCAGGCGACTCATAATCGCTTGGTCACTGGTTCAAGTCCGGTAGGGGGGACCATTCTCAATTTTTCATGCCTATTTTCTCTTATATTTTCTGAAATAAAATCTTGTAAATGCTGCTTTTGAAGTAGAGCATTTTGCTTGCTCTTAGGTTTTTTATGCTTGCTTATTTTTGAAAGTAGGGAAATTTTCAAAAGAGGTAATCACAATAGAATTAATCGATTAATTGTTTGATTTTATTGTAAATATTGTTTGATGAATTGTCTTTAGGGTACTAAAAAGGGTACTAAAAAACAAAATCAACATAACCCAGTATGATTTAAAATGCACTATATAAAAATTTTTCTCTACGCTTAAACAACTTAATACAATCTAATTTCATAAAATCCCGCATTATTACCCAATAACCCTAATAATAATGCGGTTTCTCTAAAAAATAAATTATAAACAGTCTTTAATGAGATAGCCCGCAGATTTTCCCAATAGATACGGCTTGAATATATCTGTGCATCTAACTACTTCAACTTTTCCGCCAACTTCAAAATAGGTATCAACCCATAAGCCCTTACCACCTCGGATTGTGTAACCGTAAGACGGATCAAATACACTACCTTTCTTCTCCGTTGCTTTTTCCGATACATAAGCAAGAATAATAGTATTGCTCCAGATTTTTTCTAATTGCCCGTTCTTGTTTTTATCTTGAACTGCCTCGCCTATTTTTACCGTTTTCACGTCAATAAGCTCCGCAAAGATAGCGGGCGTTAGAACGCCTGTTCTAGTGTATTTAATACGCTCTAAAATGGTTTCATTTTCTTTTAATGCTTTCCATACATCAGAAGAAATAACACAAACATTAGGGCGCATACCGATAGAAGAAGAAATTGTATAAATGCCTTGCTCTATAGTTTCTAAAGGATTAGATTTTTTATGACTAATCTTTTTATTGCCTTCAAGACTTACAACATTTTCGCTTACGTAATTGTCTGAGTTTTGCGCCAATTCCGCAACCTTAACTTCACGCCCTAGCGCAATAATATCTTGCGTAACTGATAAGGCGTATTGTTTTAAAGGGTAACTAGCCTCGTTTTCTTCTCGGTAGTCAATTGCATACTCAATATCATGCTCTTCTAGCGATACATCTATAACCTTAACACTCATTGGATCTAATCTATTTGAATTTCCCCTTAACTCACGAATAGTAGAAGGTAAATAAAAAGACTCTCGCCCAAATTGTGGGATTTTTCTGCCTTCTTTGCCTATATTTACGATTGGCATTAAAGTTTCACAAACTAATTCATTGTTGTAATAACCTTGCGCCAATTTTGTTAATACAGGGTCTTGAATGCGTAAGCTGGCTAATCTGTCTGTTGTCGCTGTCATTTTGCTAATTCCTCTCTAGTGATAACATTAAATGCTTGCTCATAAGTTAAATTATAAGCTCTCATAAAGTTTTGAATTTTTCTATCTAGTTCATCTTTGCTAAGTTTTTCTTCTTCTCTCCATTTTGTATTTTTTCTTGGTGTTTCTAGGGTCGCTGTTTGCATTGAAAGATTAATGATGTTTAGCTTATCTAATAGGGCTTTTACCTTGTCCGCTAACTTTTCGCCCTCGTTTAAATAAACTACTCCGCCCTCATCGTAATCTGTTGCAAGGCTAAGCAATGCTAGCGCATCATCTTTCTGACTCGGGAATAACTTCCCCTGTCCCATCAATTCATCAATAAATAAGTTATTCTGAATTCTGATGTTTTCTTTTTTGCTTTCTGAAAGCGCTTTATTCAAACGTTGATTTTCTTGCTTGATTTTCTCTAGTTCTTCATTGTTATCCATTTTTAGCCCTCTCTAATTAAATCTAGCGCATCGCTATAAGAAATATCTAAAACTCTTTCAAAATAACAAGCCTTCTCATGTAGCTGTAACAAATTAATATCAACCTTATCAGATTGCTCACTAAGAAAAACAAAACTCTGCTCATCTCCGCTTAGTGTAGCGACATCAATGTGCGCAACACTTGCTAAAGGGTGCATCATGCCACCAACTGCGGGTTTTATGCCTTTTTCTAAAAAACCTACATGTTTTAGATATTTCCCCAACCCTCTTACAGGGTTTTGAGAATGCGGAGCAAAATAAACGCCTGAAGAAATACTTTCAATTTCCCCGTTTTGAATTTTTTCTACTAACTCGTTGCTAATTTCAACTTCTGCGAATAAGTGCCCCTTATTAAGATAAACAGTTAAAACTTTGCCATATTCTGGTTTATCGTCTTCAGGGTGCCCTATAACAAGATTGGCGGGTTGAAGGTCTTTTGAATAAAAGTCTCTAATTTCTTTTAGGTCTTGTTCTGTAAAAGAACATAATCCGCTATTAGCTCTAAAAGTGCCCGTGCGCAATATTTCAAAAATTGCCTTTTTCATTTTTGCCCTCTTTGTCTGTTAAATCTCAAACAATTAAAAAATAAAAAGCCCTCTTGTTGTGTCTGAAACATCACAAACAAATAAAAAAATAACAAATAAATAAAAAAAGAAAGTTTTGAAAAAATAATCCACTTATCCACTTAAAACGGCTAAAGCCTTATTCTATAAGGGTTTAAGGCGAGTGAGTTCACTCACTTCTTGCCACTTTTTTAAGTGGTTTCATCACTTTTTTGAATTTTAGGTAAAAAATAGGGCGATTGCTCGCCCTGTAAATTGGTTTTATTGGTTTAGCCTTCCCATTGTCTAATAGATAATTCTCTATCTTTCCAGAATGCGTTTGTTGTCGGATAACCGTAATACATCTTTAAGCTATAAGGTGTTTTTTCTCCTACCTCTCTAAAGGCATCTGATAGCGCATTTTTAAAACTCAATAAATTAAGCGGGTTTATACCGTGACAATCACAATAAAACAAATAAGCAGAATATAAAGCATCATTTTCTACAATATTTGCACGATTTAAAACATTACTGCGATTGCTGCCCAATCTTAGCGCCCCTTTTCGCTCTTCTCTTAGCTCAAAGTTAGCAACAAAATCAATTAAATGATTTGACTCGCGTTTTATATCCTTGCCTTTGTTTTCTTCCTTGTAATCATCTAGGATTTTTCTTGCGCTCTCAGGGTTAGGGAATAAAGCTAATAATTTATTCACTATCCCATAAACTTCTAATTTTACTTTATCAAAAAAATAAACGTCTTTTTTCTCTTTTGGTATCGCTCTATCAAATGGAATAATAACCCGCCTTCTTCCTATTCCCCCTTTTTTCTCTGAAAATCCTATAGGGTGATTAGTTACAAGCATGAAAACGATGTCGAGTTTTACTTCAAAATTATCAACATAAAGCAACTTGACTGTTACAGGATCCCTACCTGTTATCGCTTTCAACTCCTCCGCACTTCCCTTGTATGGTTTTTGGTCGGGTGATATAGCTAAACTTTTGCCGATAAGCATCGCCCTTTTTCTGTCTATTTCTAACTCTTGCAAACTGATATAAGCTGTATTTCCGCTACCATTTATAATAGATGCTATCTGACTAAATACCGACTTACCCGCACCGCCTACGCCTGTTGCCTCTAAGAATAGTCCCCATTCATGGCGATTAGTGAGCACCATATAAAGCCCCGCTAAAATAGCGTTACGCTTGCTATCATCCCCATTACTTACAAATTCTACCCAATCATCAAAATAAGGCGTATTCTTTCTTTTGGTTGAACATTTAAAGTGTTCTATTGTGCGCAAGTAGTGATTGACATCATGCGCTAAAAATTCCCCCGTTTTCTTATTCAAAACACCATTTTCGAACCCTATCAAGTCTTGGTTTGATAGCGGTAACTCCCCCGATACAATGCTAACTAGATCCGCCATGCTTTTTAGGCTCCTAGCGGTATATTTTCGATAATTGTGCTTATTAAAAAATGTCATGATTTTTTGCATAAGCTCATACTCTGGCAATACTTGCCAATAAGTGCCGTTATATTGATAGGTTTTGCCTGTCCCCTTATCTAACCTAATTGGTTGTTCTTCCCGTGATAAAAAGGCTTCTGCAATTTCTGGCTGTGTGGGTTTTTCTGTTTCAAAATCTAGGGTTGCTTTTTCTTTTGGTGCGATTTTTTCCGCAAAATCTACCGCACTTTCATCTTCCCTTAGTCGTTTAATATATGCACTAACATCTTCTACAACTTCGGCTAGATTATTAATAAAGTGTACAGAACTCGCTTGTGTATGTTTCGCCAAGTTAAGACAAATGCTTATCTTCTCTTGTTCGCTAATATCGCCAAATTGAGCAATTTTTATATAGCGTTGCTCAGGCTCTGCAATTTTTAGCTTATTGATTATTTTGAGTTGATATTCATCTAAAATAATAGGCGCTTGTTTATAAGGGTGTTGCAAAATATCGCATAAAAATAGCTATTCTGTGCCATTACCCTTACTCCATGCGTTCCACGCTCTATTACCCGCTAATATAATCAAGTCATCAAAAGGGGCGTTAGGTTGCTTATTTAAGTTCGGTGCATTTTTTAACTTCATTCTGCGCCCCCTTTGTTTGCTAAAGAATATAAGCAGTCGCCTATTTTGTCTTTTGCGTATAGGCTTAAATCTAACATCTCAAGATTGTTTCTTAATAAAATACCAATGCTAATTAATGTGCTTGGTGTAATGTGTTGATATTCTTCGTTTTCAATATCTTCATTAATTCCGTGCCAATAAAGCAATTCTGCAAAATCTCGCAAGGCGTTAAGCGTTGAAAGTGCGCTTTCATCATAAAGGCTATAGAGTTCATCTAACTGCTCTTTATCGTTGCTAAACTCTTCGCCTTGATTGTGTAAATGTTGAATAAAAGCACTGTGCAATTGATTAAACATATAAGCCCCCTGTTCTTGCATTGTCGTTAATGCGTGCGATAAGTAAGGCGTTAGATTTGAGGGTTAACAAGTTGCGTGCTTGTTGCTCTGAATTAGCACGTATAGAAAGTTTTAGGCGGTTTTTGCCTAATAATAGGAATTTATAAAGCATTTTTGCGGTGTCCTTTGTAATGTTTAAAAGGCTTTCCGCTAGGCTTGTCACGGTCTGGCGGTAAAGCGTAAAGGGGTGACAAACTACGTACAAAGGAACATAGCCAACCGCAAGCGGTTGCCCTTTACGCTCTACCATTGAGAATAGATCTATTGCTAGATTTATTTTAGGTGTGCGTAAATTACGAATAAAAAAACACGCTTGAGGCGTGCGATTATTCGCCTTTGTATTTTTCAGCTTGTCACGGCTGACACTTGTTTTTTTCAAGTGCGTGAAAATAGTAGAAAATTGACCGCACTTTGTAAAGTCTTTTTTATGAAATTTTGTTAAAATGATTTTATTCATTGTTTTCGCTTGTCCGCTTAAATAGTGAAAAGGGGTGTTTTCAGTGTTGGCGCATTGAAAAGCCCCGCCTATATGTTTGTTGGTGCTCATTGGTTTATGCTCATTAAATAGCGTTGAACCTCTTGCGCACTAAATAGGGTACTACTTCCAAACTTCGTTTTTTTAATTTTCCCCTCTCTCGCTAGTCGGTCTAATTTACTGCGTGAAACGCCATAAAGCGCTTGCATCTCTTTCACTGTGTAATGTTTATCTGTGTTTTGTTGTTCGTTCATGGTCGGTTTTCCTCGTTTATGGTGGGTTATCTTGAGCGCTCACAAATAGCCTATAAAATCTTTGAAAACACGTCAATATGTCGCTAACTTCTGAGAATTCTTAGTTCTAATGGTTCAAATTCTTAGTTTTAATGGTTCAAATTCTTAGTTTTAATGGTTTGATTATTGTTTCGGTTTTAAGGAGGGGAAAATAATTAAAAATCTCGTTTAAGGGGCGTTTAAATGCGTTTAAGTGCGTTTAAATTTTAAAAAGATCCTTGTGTTCAATCTCAAAAAATTTAAAGCGAATTAAAGCGATTTAAACGGCATTTAAACAAGGGCTAAAAAATCATTTTTTACCTTCATTTTTTTGAATAAATTGCAAAAAAAGCCCCTTCAATAACAACAAATTTTCACGAAAAAAATTTATTTAAAAAGTTTGTTCGCCTAAAAAGTAAGCAGTTATTAGTGAAGTTTAGGGTTTTTATCATTGCGCTCTTTTTGTAGTTTGCGTTGCTCTCGCAAAATCGCATAAATATGACTTTCACTCAGATTAAATTCTTTTGTTAATTCCGCGATATTATTTCCGGCAAAGCGTTGGTAAATTTCTATGTCTCTTAATGCTACTTTCAATTTTGATCCAGTAGGTAAATAAATAGAACGCCCCCCCTAAATGTTGTGCAAGTGCAAAAGCTAGGGCTTTCGCTTGCATTGCTTTATCTTTTATATTTCCTTGTTTCTCTAATTCAAATTTCAACACATCGGCAAGTTCCGCTAGGGCTGATGGCCATTTGTGATTTATTTCATTTTGTTGCACTTTTCCTAATTGCTCAATGTTATTAGTTGTCATTTCTTGCTTTCCTCTTTTGTGTGTAATGTTTCAAACAAGAATAGCAAAAGAATGCGCTTTTATTATTTGTGGAGTTTCAAACATAAAAACAAGCTATCTTTTTCACTTATTCACTTGTATTTCACTTATATACCACTTATATCTTTCTTTATTTTTCAATATGTTAAGTAAAATAAGTGGATGAGTGGATTAAAAATATAAAAACTCCCATAAAAAAATAAAGTAAGGAATTGTAAGCAAAAAAATAGGGCGATTGCTCGCCCTGTTTTTTTTGTGAGGTGGTGGAATGTGAAGAAATTTATTTTTCAGAACAATTTTTTATAAAATCTCCCCATAATTGCATGATGTTCTTGCGCTGTTCTAAGTAAGTTGAATGATTATAAGAAAGGCTAGTATTATCCCCCGTCTTGTGTGCTAGACAAGCCTCCGCATGTTCATGCGTAATGCTTTGCTCTGCTAAATAAGTGCGGGCTAGGCCCCTTAAGCCGTGAGCGGTCTGTTTATCTTTAAATCCCATTCTTTTTAGTGCTGTGTTTGCTGTGCTTGAGTCTGCGGGGCTGTGGTTATCCCCTCTTTTAGGGAAAACATATTTAAATCTCCCCGTTATTGGCATAAGCTCTTTTAATATATCAATTGCTTGACTTGATAAAGGGACTTGATGCTCTGCTCTTGCTTTCATTTTTTGAGCGGGAATAGTCCATATTCTGTTATCAAAATCAAATTCTTCCCATTCCGCTCTGCTTGCCTCTGAGGGTCTTACCATGGTTAGAAGTTGGAATTTTATTAAAGCCCTTGTTTGCGGTTCTATTCTAGCGTTCTCAATAGTTGCCATTAATAGCGGGGTTTCTTCGCTCTTGAGGTGTGGATTATTGCGCTTTTTTATACTTTTGATGTTTTTGCGCATATTCTGGCAAGGATTGAAAGGAATAGCGCCCCCGTTAACTGCAAAATTTAGAATTTCATTGATGTAACTTGCTAGACGTTGCGCCATGTCAAAATTGTTTCTTGATTCAACCCTTTTTAGTGGTTCAAGGGCTAGTGTTGGGGTTATATCACTCACAGGAAAAGCCCCTATAAATGGGAATATATGCAACTCTAAACTACGCCAATATTTATCTAGGGTTTTTAGTTCTATCTCTCCCTCTTTTTTCGCCTTCCATTGCTCCGCAATTGCTAGAAATGTATTGCTTTTAGCGAGTTCTAGCTCTCTTTTTTGTTGTTGCTTGTGTATTTGTAAATCTATACCACGAGCTAGCAAGGCTCTATATTCTTCTCTTTTGTTGCGTGCTTGTGCTAAAGATAAAGCGGGGTATTCCCCTAGCGTTAATTTTGTGCGCTTGCCTGTGGAGGGTTGATTATATCTAAAGCGCCATATCTTAGAATTGACTGGAGTGAGCTGTAAAAATAGCCCCCCGCCGTCATTTAGTTCATTTTTTCCATTCTTTGAATATTTAGCTTTTTCTATTTGTGTGTTGGTTAGTGGTTGAATGATTTTTGCCAT